AGCCTTATTTGGATGTATCCAAAGAATTAAAAATGAGTAGGGTATAAGGAGAAGTAAAATGAATGAATTGTTACTGAGTCAAATTTGGAATCCCGTATTTGAAGGCGATGATGAAAATCCTGCTGTGGTAAGTGCACAAGCAACTTATGATGCCATCGAAGACAAAGACTCGGATTCTGCAAAATCTGCTGCACTGGTTCTGGAAGCTGTTAAAAAGGGAACTTCGAAATCTCTTTTTACTCAAGATGATGTGAATGGATTCTTGGCGAAAGACAAGAAGAAGCTCCAAGGAGATCATCAAAAAACACTTGATGAACTCAACATTCTTAAGAAAAGAGCAAATCTGAGTGCAGAAGAACGGGCTGAGCTGGAGAAACGAATTGAGGATACGCAACTTGCTATTACCTCAAAAGAAGAAATGGCTCACCAGGACAAAAAGAAGTTGGAAAAAGCACACGCTAAAGAGATTGGCTCACTCACAACAGATCGTGATAATTGGCATTCTCTGTATAAGACCTCTACGATTGACACAGCAATTACAAATGCAGCTGTCAATCATAAGGCCTTTGCCCCAAGTCAGATTATATCATTTTTGGGGCCAAAAACTCAAATCATCGAGGGATTAGATGCAAAAGGAAAACCTAATGGAACCTGGGTTCCCGAAGTTACTTTCAATGACTTTAAAGACGATAAGCCGATAGTCCTGAAACTTTCTCCAATGGATGCAGTAAAACGGATGAAAGAGATGGAAGAACACGTTAACCTTTTTAAAGGTGAAGGTGATGGTGGGCTTGGTCGTTTTCAACGTCAGCAAGGTAAAGAACCGGATGCTAAGGATATTGCAAAAGATCCTGCAGCATATCGGAAAGCTCGTAAAGAAGGAACCTTAGATTACGGAAAATCATTTAACAGTTAATCTTAGGAGGATTAATCTCATGAAAAAGATCGTAGGAAGAATTTGGAATCCTGTTTTTGACAATACAATCACCGCTCTTATCCCGGAAGTTTGGGCGCAAGAAGCCTTGATGGTTCTTGAAGCCACGGCTATTGGAATCCATTTTGTGCATCGGGATTTCAAAGACGAAATCGCGCAGTTTGGCGATACCGTTAATGCCCATCGTCCTGGCTCACGAAACATGCAGCGGAAAGGTAATGCCAATGATGTCAACTCTCCGGATGTGACGGCAACCAATGTTCCGGTTGTTTTGAATCAGCACCTCTATGATTCTTTCGTCATTAAAGATGGTGAGGAATCAATGGCCTTCAAGGATCTTCGGGCCATGTATCTGGTGCCCTCCATCGAAGCTCTTAATCAGGGCATTGACATCATGTTGCTGAGCCAGGTTTACCATTTCATGAACAATGCAGTTGGTAAACTTGGCACGGATTTGGATAAGACAGCAGTTATTGCTGTTGAAACCAAATTCAATACCCTGAAAGTTCCGCCCAGTCAGCGATTTGGTTTGCTGACTCCTCAGGCAAAAGGACAGCTTTCAGCTGTGACGGATTTTACCAATGCTGAAAAAATCGGCGATGCCGGGACCAATGTCCGTGAAGGTTCCCTCGGTAAGCTTTTTGGAACCAACTGGATGCTGGCTCAAAATGCCCCGTTTATTGCCGAAACGGAGACTCCGTTAGTCAGTGCCCTGACTGCCGATGAACCTCTCGACGAAACTTCGCTGGCTGTGACTGCTTTTACCACCGAGTGGGTTGATTATGTTGGTGGGTGGTTAACTGTTGCCGGTGATATGACTCCGCAGAAAATCATCTCTGCAACCGATGGTACTGAAATTGTGGTGATCTCCCCTGGTCTGCGTCGCCCAGCTGTTTCCACTGCCGTTGTAACTGCTTACAAAGCTGGTGCCCTGACTGAAGTCCATGCGGAAGGGCGTGTGTTGCCTTTGGCCTATGACGGATTTGATGTATCCCCGCAACAGGGACAGTTAATGTCCATTTCAACCGTCGGTGCTGTCGAAGCCTGGAACATTAACAGCATGGCTTCTTTGGCAGGTCCGACCACCGGAGCTGCATTGACTGATATTCCTGTTAAAAATTCGGCTCTTGAGGATGCTTTACTTGGTGTTGGACCTCCGGGCAATTTCAGTCTGTGTTTGCATCCCAATGCCATTGCATTTGTCAATCGTCCTTTGGCAGCTCCTTTGGCAGGTGCGGGAGCACTTTCCTATGTTGCCAATTACAATGGCCTGTCAATCCGTGTTGTCATTACCTATGACGGAAAAGCACAAGGCCATCGTGTCACTGTTGATATGCTTGCAGGCGTCAAGGTTTTGGACACCAGTTTGGGTATTCCGTTGCTCAGCTAAAGAGAGGTTGCAATGAACAACTTAAGACAGATCAGTACAATTCTTTATAAACTCAAAAAGGATTATGGCGGTCCTATTGATTTGCGAAATCCAACTGATAATACCGTTAACAGGCAAACGGGGAATATTAGTATCAACTATGATACTATTAAAATCAAAAAAGCCATTATTTTACCGGCTAAAGTTACCCCTTCTTTTGTCTATGATCTGTCTTATGTTGCAGCCAATCGGAATTTTAGTTATGGTGGATTTTTTGGCTCCCACTTGCGTAACGTTATTGTCGATGGGAAAGATTTATCGGATAATTTTCTAATCAAGGAAAAAACCGAAGCATTGTTTGAAAATGCAATTTATGTCCTTAAAGACTATTTTCCGACTGCGGGATTAAGATCTTATCTCTTAGCCCTATCGTCATTGAGTAGTATGGAGACAGTTTAATGAATGAGAACTGGCCACGATGGTTCTTTGCTTCCATCTCTAAGCATTTTGGTGATAATATTACTGAACATTTGCTTGTTGAAGGGGAGCCGAGAGATACCTGGGAAAAGACGGATTTCTGTGAATGTCGAACTGATGGGCCTGATTTTACGAATCTGAGTCCAAAAGTTTGGTTAGCTGTTGTTGACGTTAATATTCTTGTACAGTCCACCATTGGTTCTGATTTACATAAGATTCATAGGATGGTAGGAGAAGTTGCAGCAGCTTTTGATTTGCCAATCATTATTTATAAGTATGGTGATGATAGTTCTGTTTTAGCTTGTCTTGAACTTATCCAAGATGTTAGAACAAAGGAGTCCATTAACATCGCCCATTTTGGTCGGATTAATCCTCATCAACCGCTACTTCAGGCAACGGTGGGAGCGCGCTTTAAAACTAACCTTGAAACAGCTTAAGGAGGCTATCAATGAAACATTTTTTAGGTCGAATTTGGAACCCAGTCTTCACAGTCATTGACTTGAAGAAAGCCACCATTAAGATCAAAGATGGTGGTATTGGGTCACTTGTCTCTGTGGCGGGTGGTGGCAGTGATTGGACTCAGGGAGTTATCAGTAATGAGGAATATTGGTATGGTGGAGGTTCCATTGGAACAAAGCCTGCTGCTGTTACCCTTAATGGAATTAATATTACCAACAATGAGGGTACCGTTGGTGCATTGTTGGCTGGCGAATGGGCTTGGGGTGATGAAGGTGCTGAAGCCGGTGGAGACACAATGTGGTTTCGTCTTCCTGGTGACGGTGATCCTGATGATCTTGCTGCCGATTATCTCAAAATTGCATTAGCTTCAGCCGCGAATGAAATCGAAGTTAAGATTGGCGAAGGCAATCTTTCCTACACTCGCGCCAAAACGATTGAGTATATTCTTGATCGTGGAAATTTGGATGATGTTCGTGAGGGCGATCAAGTTCCATTGGATGTGTCGATGGATTTTCAATGGATTTATATTTCTGGACTTCCTGCTTCCAGTATTCCTACCATCGACGAAGCCCTCAACAAAGAGGGTGAGGCCGCTGATTGGGTTTCAGTGGATTCTGATACCTGTCGTCCGTATGCGGTAGATATTGAGATTACCTATCTGCCAACACCCTCAACCTGTGGTGATCAAGAAATCATCACACTTCCCGCGTTCCGTTACGAGTCATTGGATCATGATCTTAGAGCAGGAACCATTTCATGTTCTGGTAAATGCAACAAGGTCAAACCTACTGCCGTTAGAACGGCACAATAATTTAACTCTCTGGTTGCTGACTTTGTCAGCAACCAGTTACCCTACCTATTGGGGATCAAAATAGGGAGAAAGGAATCTATTATGAAAATCGCAGGAAAGAAAATTGAAGGAGTATCAAGAAAAACTGTCATTATTAAAAGAGAAGAAGGTGACATTAAATTTATTCTTGAAGCCGTTTTGGATGAAAGTGAATTTGATAAACTTTGTCCAAGACCTAAGCCAGACATAAAGATGGTTCCTGGAGGGGCTAAAGTTCCTGATTTTGAAAGTAAAGCATACAAGGAAGCTTTGGAGGAATGGGCAAGTCAAAAGACACG